AAGTGTCGTATTAAAAACCACCATGCCAGCCTCAAGATTCACAATAGCCGATGCTTCTTCCGTTGCCATGCGTGGAGGGATAAAGGCTTTCTCTGTATCCGTTAAATCAAGAGCCGCCGACACATTGACAGATTCAAAAGTTTCTTCATGTACTTGGTAATCAATATCTTCATCAATTGTTTCAATGATTACTTGACGCGCCCTAGCAAATGGCCCAACCGCCTTGCTTGAATCAACATAGGTCTCATTGCATAAGCCGCCATTAGCATCAACAAAGCAAACTCTTGACGGCCCGGTTAAGGTAATCTTTTGACCGGGCCTCAAAGTTTCCGATGTTCTACGCTCTTTCTGAACGTGCGACATATTAACCGCCTAACAATACAGCGGTATGCTCAGGCTTAATGTTCTTGACGCCCCACGCACAACTGATCTCATATTGCATTTGTCTATATTGTGGATACATTGCAACTTCAAAACTCAATCCGCTTCTAGGATCGGTTATTGTCGTTCTATCAATTGCCAAATCTCCTCCATCTGGCAAGGCTGGCAAGCGTTGAGCCAATACAATTGCAGAACGAGCAAAGCCCATATTGCGAGTAGAAACAGCCACTACTGTAATAGCTCTAGTAGCAACACCCTGGGCTAAACGCAAACCTGGAGCGGCAAGTGTAATTGTGTCGCCTGATGCGGGGTTTGCTCCGGCAAAGGTAGCAGATGCAACAATGTACTTGTTAGTATCATTAGCAAAGGTAATAACATCACCAGCGCTTACTGTTCCTGTTCCTGCTGTAGCCAATGGGATAACGGTTTGACCGACTGTAAATGCTGCGCTTGTAGACGTGGCAGAGGCCATTGTGCCGGATGCGGGGCGCGTTACTTGTGCAGATTCACGCAGTGCAAAGCCGTGAATATCAAGCAAAACACCTTGCCGCAACAATGTAGAGTCATTAGCTTCGTTGACTTTAGTAAGTTGCGCTAACGTGCGAACTGCCGCACCTGCACTGGTTGAAACTACCAATTGCAGGTCAGAAAGTGGAGCGCCGTTATCAGATAGAATCTTTCTTACTTGTGCGGGGTCACCTAGTGTTGATGCAAATGGTTCAGTAGTAGCGGTACCATACGCTCTTGAGGCAGTAGTAGCCAAAGCTGCTAAATCTGCTTCAATTTCATTAGTGAGAGTGCGCATAGCTTGTGCAAACTGATTTTGACGTATAGCGGCTGCTGTAGGGCCGTTATTGGATAGTCCTAAAGTTTCTTCACCACCCCAACGTAAAGGTACTCTTCGCGCTTTTGTGATTGCAATAGAAACGTTGCCGATGGTTTGATCGCCATCATCGGGAGGCGTAACTGCGGCGGTAATATTACCTGCGGCTGCGGCTGGAGCAACAAATGAGCGCACTGTTTGACCAACTGAGACACGTGTTACATTGGTATCTTGAGTAACGGATGGAATAAACCCGACCAGTTCTCTTGATACGTTATCAAGCGCTACATATAGGTCTGGGATTAAATTTGTGAGTGTATTAGCCATGATTGAGCCTTTTAATTAATAGTTAAATTAATCCAAAGGCCCAACCGTTTAGATGCGCGGACTCAATCCGCTGAGAAGAGTGTGATAACCCTGTTATCTATAAGAACTATATAATACTTTTAAATATATTTGTCAATAAGTTTATGCTATATCGGCAATGGTTCCGCCAGCCTTTGTAAAAGCCATTTTTTCACTAGGCGGCATTGCTTCCCATGCTTGCCTCTGTATAATCTTCTGTGTAGTGGATGTTTGCGATCCTCCAGGTGCGCCTCCTCCCTGATTCGCGGGGGCAGCAATAAATTCTTTTCCCTCATCGCTCTTTGCCCATTCTGCAATAGCAACCTTTAAAGGCTTCCCGCCTATTAATGCCGAACGCTTATCGCCTTCAATTTGAATTGCTGCTTCTTTTTCAAGAATTGCTTTAGCCGCTTTCAAAAGTCCTGGTTTAACTTTTTCTGCCACAAGCGCTTCACTGATACCATTATCAATTAATAACTTTTGCGTAAATTCTGATTCTGTTTTTAAGGCTTTTTGTGCATCATCAACTTGTTTTGCTGCCAATTTCAAGGCTTTACCTTGCTCAATTAGCTTATCTTGCAATTCGTTGTTCTGTTCTTTGAGTGCGTTAAAATCATCCGGATTAATAGTGCTTTCCTTGGTAAGCTTTCTCACTTCTGCGATTAATTCGGCATTTTTGGCCTTTAATCCTTTTACTTCGTCATCAATCAATTGTTGTATTTCTGCTGTTATTTCCATTGTGTTCACCAGGGGAGTTATAAATGTTTAAGTTCTTCTAGCGTGAGCGGTCTGCCTGATTGATCTAGTAAATCCCGTAACGTTATTTTACCATCGCGCCACAATTGCGCCTTGCCTTTGCCTAGCATTTCGTTTTGTTGCTCAATTGTTTTTCGGTTTAAAAACTGATCGAATGTTGTGCTTGCTGCTATCTGTCCCTCATCGCTTGCGCGTGTAGTCTTTTTGATTTCATCTATATTAATGCCTAGTTCTCTGTAGGTTCTGCGAATACCTACTAGAACACTTCGGCAATTATGAACAATAATATCATTTATTAAATATGTTTCGTCATCCTCTACAGATAAGTTGTAAACATCTTCGTTATAATCTACAATACGAATGCCACTCACATTGTAGGTATCAAAATGATTAACTTTAAAAATAGAGACGAGCTTGAGCAATTTATTAATGAACAGCATTTTACCCTTGGTAAATCGCTCAGACAAATTGAGCGTGACCTTGGCGTTGGCAAAACCGTTGTTCAAAACTGGTGCAGGAAACACGGCATCAAAACAAGGACTCAGAGTGAAGCATCTGCTAAAACTATCAAAGAATTTCATGCTTCCGGAAAGTCCTCTGGTGTAAATAGTTGGGCTTATGGCCTCACTAAGGAAACCAGCGAACTTTATGCAAGGCACTCTAAGCGGATGACTGTTGATAATCCAACTTACAAGATTGGTGCAATGAATAGAATACTTGCTGATTGTCAAAGGCTTCAGCTTGAAACAGTGCCAAAAGGTGAGCAATGTCTTGTTGAATTTTTTGACTCCATTGGTGTAAGCGGATATACGCGCCAGCTTATCGAGGGCTGTAGTGTTAGAGACTTCGCTTTTGTTAATGAAAAGATTATCATTGAAATTGATGGCGGAGGACATGCTTCCAGGTTCGATACTGATCTTATCAAAGACATCGATAGTATTAAACGGGGCTGGATAATCATCCGGATTCCGTTTTGCAATAGAAAAAGGACTGATTTTCATCGGCTTTTTACTGTACTTAAAGAGCTGATCCCCAGGCTGCAACATATCAGCTCTGAGCCATCCTCTATTCGAAGTCAATACCGGATGCTCATCCGTAGCTCTTACAATATTGCCGGTTTCAAGTGTTATGACACGAATGACACCGCCTTTATTGCGTTTGCTCATGACCGCAGTAACAGGCTTTAATCTGCCTTTGTGAGTCATTACCATATCACCAACGGCAATATGCTCAATAGGTATATTGCCGTATTCTGTCTTAACAAGCTCGCCTTTTGCTATCGCGTTAAAATGTCGCGGTGGGCCTCCATTAAAAGCAGGACTATCGCCTATCGGGTCGCCGTCTAGTGTCCATTCTGCACCACTGTACGCCATGCAAATGTCACTTGTTTTGCTGTCTAGCGTAGATATTTGTTTTAGACCTTTAAATATTTCATCATTTTCTTTGAAGAAAGCTAATCGTGCATCATTTGCGATTGTCTGAACTGAATCATGCACCAATGTTGCAGCATTGCGTTTTGACACCTCTAGCAATGGCATAACGCGCTTTTGAATCTGGGCGTTAGTTTCACCTGCCGTCACCCCAAGTCTAACCTGCGCTGAATACTGAAACACTAAGCCGCTTGCCTGCCTGCTCCACCATTCGCTTGTTGGCGTACCCATAACTAGCGAATCGCTAACGATAGTTTTTAGCGTGCTAGTAGTGGGTAGATTAACCGCTAACTCTGTACCTTTGAAGATAGCTGCTGTTTTATCTGTTTCAATGACTGCAAGCGCTTCTAATTGATCGTTAAGCCCTTTGCCTATTGCCGCATAATAATCATTAATAACCGTCTCAGATTGTTTAAGTAGCGTTCTTAGTCGCGATTTAGTAAACGTTTCGCCTTCTCTTTCTGCTATCTGTGCGCGTAAATCCTGCGTCATGCGCTTAAGCAATGCAATTACTTTGCTGCGCTCTCCTGCTGTGAATCTGTAGAGTTGAACCGAGTTAGTTAAAACCCGATCCATCAAAATAATATCATCTTGCGTCATTCGTTTGTATCATTTTTTCAGAGCAATCA